AACTACGCTACTCTCTACACCATTTGTGTAGTTGTAATACATGCGTTCCAAATGTCTCTCCTTAATAACATGTGTATTTATTTTAGCCTAAATATCGCCTAATTCTATTATCTCTATCCATCCTGTTGAATTATCTGCCTGATGTGCTGATTCAACCCACCTATAATTAGGGGCAGGTTTAGGTATTGGTGGTTGCCAATCATTCTTCGAGTCTAATGTCCATGAGGCAGAAGGTTTAGGTGCAACATACTCGTCTCTTACTGGGTCGTAAGTGCCACCTACCTTGGCAAATTGTTTTCTCATGTTGTTATTGTAAGAGGTTTGTTTATATGTACCTGCTCCCCATAAAGCCTCACAAAATGCAATACCTACAGCTTCTGATTCGCTTTCACCATCTAAACAATCTGCATCAGCTATTACGTTGACAGCAGTAACATTGTTGCTTCCATCTAATACTGCGAAATGTGCCATATCTATATCCTTTAATTTTGAAATTTATATCTAAGTTTGACAATGCCTGAACCACCACTACCACCATCAGCACCACCACCCCCACCGAGTTGGGCAGTACCATTACCACCTGAACCACTATTTATAGAGCCATGACCACCTCCACCTGAACCACCTGAACGAACAGTTGCCCAAGGAGTGTTGTGATATGTTGAACCTGAACCACCACCTGCACGAGTTGTAGAGTCTATAGACCAAGATGCACCATTGCCACCTTGACCTCCAGTATAACCATCGGGGTCGTGTCCAATACTATGTGTTTTGTAACCACCACATCCTCCTGTTGCACCTTTTCCTCCACCGCCACCTCCTGCGTTTGAATTATATCCACCACCTGAACCGCCGTTATTTCCTTGTCCTGAAATTCCTGAACCACCTGCTGAACCACCACATGCATTTGAACCACCACCTGTGCTTCCACCTCCAGCACCTGAACCACCAGAACTACCAGAACCACCACCACCTGCATTAGACGTAATTCCTACACCGACACTATTACTACCACCACCACCAACAGTAATTGTGTATGCTTGTGCTGAAGCTTCAACTGTTCCAGTTCTCATGCCTCCTCCTCCTGCACCTGCTTCGCTAAGATATGAACTACCTGCATTACCACCTCCTGCAACAACTAAGTAGTCAACAGTATTGTCTGCCGCTCCACCTGCCACCGCTGATACTGTCCAAGTTCCTGAACTGGTAAATGTTACAATCTTATAATCACCTGATGTTGCAACACTTCCACCACTAGCCACAATAGCAGAATAATTTTCAGTTCCATAAAAATCACTCAGTAACATTTGACCTGAAGCGGGTACATCGGTTGCACCTGAAGGCACATAACTACCACCCCTGTAGTATTCACTCATACTTATAGGATTTGAACCTCCAAACTCAGTCTGAATTTCACTTAGTTTTAGGTCATCTCCTGATGCTTGTACTGCCATTATTTTTTCTCCAGTTTCTCTACTTTCGCAGTAAGCTCCTTGATTGACTCAATAAGTAATGCGTGTAGATTGTCATAATTTAGTGTCTTATACATTTTGCCATCATCTTTATGAAGTGGTAATTTTCTTTCATTTACTGCACAAGGCATAACCTTCTCAACATCTTGAGCTAGTAGACCTGCTGACTCCATTCCATTTTTAAGGTATTTATAAGTAACACCTGTAAGTTGAGCAACTTTGTCTAAAGCGTGGTCAATAGGGTTAATGTCATACTTTAGCGTTGCATCTGAGATAGTAGATGAGAAAGCAATAACATCATTATCAACATGTAAGTCACCATCAGCCTCAAGTCGCATTTCTGTGCCACCATTAACAACAAAATCTGTGTGTGTGTTATCAGACCACGTCATATAATCACCCGAATTAAGACCAATCGCTGTAAATCCCATAGTTGAGCAATCGCCCATTGAATGAGATAGATGTTCATTGTCTATACTGTTTGCGGCTAGATGTTCTGAATCTATAGCATCGTCAGCTATCTTAGTACCATCCACACAATCTGCTGAGAGGTGTGCCAAGTCGATTGAGCCATCAGTATAGTGTTCACTATTAATAGCATCATCTGCTATCTTTGTTCCATCCACACAGTCTGCTGAGAGGTGTGCTAAATCTATACTTCCATCAGTATAGTGTTCACTATTACAAGCGTCATCAGCGAGTTCTGCACCTGTGATTGCATCTGCCGCCATTAAAGCATTTGTTATATTATCATCAGCTATTCTTGCTGTTACCACCCAATCGTTAGCTGTGATAGCGTTGAGTTGTGTTTGAATAGCACTTGTAACACCATCTACATAGTTTAATTCAGCAGGTGTTGCTGTAACTACTGTGCCATCTATTTCTAAATCTGTTAAATCAGGTGAGATTTGCGCTCCACCATCTAACAGGTTGTCAATTGTATCTAAGTTTGTATTAAGCTTCGTACCCCAAGTATCAGCCGATGCACCTACTTCCGGCTTAGTCAAGGAGTATGTTGAAGTTGTTGTATCAGCCATTATTACTCTCCATTATTAAAAAGTTCCTTTCCATACTCGGAGTTTATCAAAATCGCCACTAAGAATCTTCTTTTTGATGATATCTTTCTTAGCTTGAGTATCACTCCATTTAATACCTGCTTCATCACACCACATCTTAATAATGTGAATCGGTATCGTTCCAACTAGCTTATTATGACCAGTTATACCAACCTTTGCTTGTCTGAGCTGTTCTGCCCTTTCAAGTGCAGGGTTGTTATCGTATGTACTCTCGACAATTATCTTACCTTGTTTTGTGTCGTGATGTACTTGTTCTTTAATTTTCATATCTTTCCTTTTGTAAGGTGGGGAGCTTAACTCAGACTCCCCATCTTAATGTTACCATGAAAGTGTGGGGAGATTAAGGAGGACTCCCCACAGCTCTATTCTACCTCATTACGAAGTAGACAAGTCTACAACCATTCCTGATGCCTTCTCATTTTTTGAAATAAGAGTCAACTCAGTCACTACTTGACGAGTTGAATTATCACCAGTTTTGGCTAGTTCAACATTCTTAGTACCTCTAAGAACACCTACTGCCCACATGTCATTCTGCATGATGTATAAATCACGAGAACGATTCTCCCTTGTAGGCATGAACTCAATAGTTCCCCAAGGAGTCACATAAATGTCCAAAGATTTAACAACTTTCTCATCACCTGCTTGAACAGTTGAACGTTGGTTGTTATTACCTGTGAACGCTAATGCTACATTCATCTGAAAAGCACTCAGATAAACAGTATCAGGTTTACCACCCTTCTCCCAAATGGACTGCATAGCCGCATCGAATTTAGCTTGAGTCAACGCAGATTGCGTTCCATCTGTACGAGCATCAGCTCCTGTTCCTGCCGCATGTGCGCCACCTGAACCCTTGTTTTGAATAGTAGAAGTAAACCAACATGGCGCTCCTGCTAATTCACGAGCCGCAGATGCTGAACCTGCTTCTCTTTTGTTGTTGTCAAAGAGTGCCTTCTCGATGTCGAGTTTTTGCTCTTTTGCAATCTTCAAAGTCTGATATGCCATCTCTGATGCACGACCAGCTTTATCTAAGCCTTTGTCGGTATCAGGAATAACTACAGCATTTTTAAAGATTTGTGTGTAATTACCTAGACGAGTGGTCGCAACTCTAGCTTCTGCTGTTGTTGCATCACCCTCTATATGAGCATTAGCCGCAGATGCTCTTAACGCATCTGTCTGCCACTCATGGTATGTGTTACTTGCTTTTACTTTCTTCGAGCTTGAGTAGAAAGGTGTTTCTTCAGGGGAGATGTCATAAATAACGTTCTCCAAGTCCTCACGAATACCTACTGCATCATAACTGTCGAAAGTATTACTTGGCTGTGCCATAATATTTCTCCATTAGTTTTGCATAATTAAATTGACAGCATCATCGATGCTACCAGTTTCCTTTAGTTTTGCCGATTGGCGTGAACGTATTTTCGCATTTGGAGTTGCCATTTTCTTAGCACCCGGCTTTACCATAGGTTTCGCAGACTTAGTTTTCACTTGGGCCTTTGATTTACCTGAGATAATATCCTGATACTTCATAGCATCGTGCAATACTTTAATCGCTCGATAGTCAGATATTTGGTCAATTTCCTGAGTAGTGTAACCATACTTAGATTGACCGGTTCTGACTAACTGCTCCCTTAATTTTGTGCGTGAATCTTTATTCGCAAATTCAGGGATTTCTTTTTGGAGTATTTGCAATTGTTCTGTAAGATAAGCTTGTTTAGCGTTCTGTTGGGCCACACTATTTTGCTGTGAAGCCTGTTGGAGTTGTGCCATTTGCATATCATGACTAGCCTTTGCCTCTTCATACTCAAGATTCTTTTGCATGTACCCAATAGGGTCAGCATCAAATTCCTCTTTAGTAGGTTTAACTGGCGCAGGTGCAAATCCTCCATTTTGGAGTTGATTGTATAAATCAGCCATCTGCTGACGTTCATTATTCAAGGCTGTGTAGACTGCTTCGGCTTCTTTCTTTGCCGCCGCAACTTCCTGCATACCTTGTTGGACGTACTCTTGTCCACTATAGCCTTGCTTTAAGTCTTCTAAGGTTACCTGTTTCTCTTGTCCATCTACCTTGACAAAATGTAATTCAGGCTCTTCTTGACTTGGCTCTTCTATAAGGTCTTCGTCATCCGAATCAGAAGCTTCAATTTCAACTTCTTCATCTTCTTCAACTTCTTCAGTCTCAGACTCAGCAGTAGCTTCTACTTCTTCAGTAGCCTCTTCTGTTGCCTGAACTTCTAAAACTTCTTCAGTTGGTTCTTCACTTGGAGCAACAATGCTCTCTACAGCATCCTCTATGGTGCTGATTGGTTTGGTTTCAGTTGTGTCTTTTGCCACGATGCTGTCTCCTATTTCTTACGTTTGCGATTTTGCATTACTTCATCGGTATGTACCGAGTCGAAATAATCCTCAATCATTCTCAAAGCACGAATAACATCATGTGCTTCCCCTCGCTGTTCCTCTGTTGAATCAGCGTTTACGAACACAGCAACTTGCTGATTCGTGATTTCTGTTATGACCAATTTAAACGTATCATCAGCCTGTAATGTCTTTATCTTAGCAGATTTCTCTACAATTGAAAGTTTGTTAGCCATTAGAATCTACCTCCCTCTACTGCTTTTGCAGGTGATTCTTGTGGGTATCTAGACTCTTGTTGAGCCGCTTTAATTTTTGCAGTATCTACCTGAGTGCCATATTTTCCTAATATTTCTGCTACTTTAATCATCAATTCTTGGTCTAATGCATCACGCTCTCTATCATCTACTGCAAGAGCCTTCTGAGCTTCAATTTGAAGTTTAATCATATTCATTTCTGCGGCTTTATCAGCTTTATACTGTTCTGCTTGTACTAGAGCCTCAGCTTCAGTAATTTCCGGAGACTGTGCCGCCATTTCTTGTTGCTGTTGAATTAACTGAGCTTCAATCTCAGGATTAATAGGTTGGAAATACCTATCGACATTTTTAACACCTTGTAAAGCTAACATATCACCTAGTGTGTTACGTATTCCAGTCATTGTAACTAAACCATTGCCATTGCCATATTGACTCCATATCTGCATCTGCATTGTAAGAGCTTGACCTAAAGCCGCATGTCTTTCAGCTTCCTGACCTGTACCAACACCCACATTTACCTGTATATCCATAGCTGTGTTCCAAACTCTTGGGTCTACTGGTTGGAAATTGCCATGTAAGCGCATTAAGGTCTCTTCACAGCTATTTTCTACTAATATGTTGAGCATTAGCTTAAATAAACGTTTCATGCCGCCCTCGGCAATATTTCGAGCCATAACCTCTATCTGAGCTGAACCTTGTTGAGCTTGTAATCGTGCCGCAGTTGCTGAAGTGTTCTGTAATGCATCAGGGTCTAGGCCCATAGAAGCTCTAGTTACTCCAGTTTTAGCTTCGACAGCATCGTCCATGTATTGCATCGCTTGAAGAACTTGTCCTGCTACAAATGGTGTTGCAATATCTACGAGAGCCTGTGGTGACTTCATTCTAACTAATCCACCAATCTCATTGTTCATTAAATCGTCTACATTGACCTGACCTTGTACGTAACCCTGTCTAGGCGAGTTAGTTAAAGCTACGTTATCCATCATTCCTCTAAGCATAGCAGTTGAAGAGTCTTGGTCATTCATAACTAGGTCTGCAACACTACGTCCAAAGAATGTATGTGGTTCAGGGTCTATTTCAAATACTGCAAATGGAACATCACCATAAGGCTCACACTCTAAAACTGTGTCATCTCCACCTGCCATTAGTATTTTGTACATCATAGCAACACCAGTACCTTCTTTATCCATTTTCATGTAGGCTTCAGTTACAGCTACTTTTTTCATTGAAACGTCTGCTGTTTGTTCGTCTTCTTCTTGCTCATAACCTTTACGTTCAAAATCCTCTGCATCTGAATAAGAATCATCTGAGCTTAAACCTGATAATTCTGAAATCATTTCAAAGTCATAACCCATCTCTACTAAATCACTTACACGCATTTCTGTTCTATGCGCTACAATATATGCATCCTCGATGCTCTTTGCGTTTCTATCTACTAAGAACTCTTCAGGAGGTACAGATTGCATCATTAGCTCACCATTTGATTTTGTGTGGCTTACTTTAAGTGAATGCATAGCTGACTGTGTTTGTACACCTGTTTCATCAATTTCAATGTCTGTTTCTTCAGTATGCTCAATGACCTCTACATCTTCTTCATTGACAATAGCCGCCATTTCTTCTTCTGTTACGTTTGTGTATGTATGAATAGTGGCTGAAGTGTTCTCTTCCCACCAAATCTTTATTACACCTGTTTTTTTAACTAAAGCATCGTGTATAGCATCGTTAAGTAACTTATAACCACTTAACTGTTGAAATTTCCAATGAGCGTATTTAGTGGCCTGTTCTGCGCCTAATACATCTTCCTGACTCGTAGGAATGTACTCTACAGGGTTCTCTGATGATAAAAACACACGCATAAGGCTAGGTTTAATAGCTCTAATAGTGTCTCTGACCTTTGTAGAAACGATTTTTGAACGTCCATCCTCTTGTCCTATGTCTGTCTCACCTTCAAAGTAGCGTTGAGATTTAATTCTATCGTCAGCTATTTCACTTTCAACGAATGATTTTGCGGCATCTAGAGCATCCTTAGCTATACTTTGAATTTGGTCTTCTGTCATTGGTTCTTGTTTCATTATTCTTCCCCTTGGACGTAATCTCTAATTTCTCTGCCTTTTGTTACTGATGCTGATATTAGATTTAAGTTAATACGTGTAGCTAGTAAATTAGATAGATATTCAATATGTTCCATTGTTTGCTGTCCATTCTTAACAGCATTATAAACTTCTTTTAGCTGTGCCATAGCCGCTTTTCCTTTTGTACCAGTCATAGCGTTTGCAAGTTCTTTTAAAACAAGTTTTTTATGTTTTCTAGAAATAGCTTGTGTTTCGTTAATTCTTTGTATAATTTTTCTTGTTGCTTCTATTCCTCTACCCTCTGCCAATGTTTGTCTAATTGTAGAGGCTTCGTCAGTAACATCCTCAATAGACTTGTAAACATTGCTACGTATAGCAGTCTTACTATTTTCTGCTACTGAGATTCTTAATTTAATAGCTACTTCTGCTTTGTCTAACTCTTTAACCATTTTTTTAAATTCTTTTGGCCCTAACACTAATTTCAATATTGAGCGGTTATCTCTAGATGATAGCTGTTTCCACATTGTATCTAATTCTTTAGAGTTCGGCATTCTTGAAGGTGTTGGTTGCATCCTGCCAATAATAGCCTCTAGATTTGCTCTTATACCCATCCTAGCGTGTGCTAACTCAGCTTCTCCTGCATCTT